GGGGATTTCTTGGAATTAATTTTTCAAGTAGTTTAAACTTTTCATTTTTTGAAGGGGCAGTAAGACTAACTGGTCCACTGCTATTTAACAACATTTCGTACTACCAATCTACAAACCTGCAGGAAGTTCAGAGCATAGCAGAAAGACCGTGGTTTAGGGTTAAGGTTTTGGGGTCTTATCCGCTTGATTGGGAATTCTGGGATAGTGGGTCCTTTAATTGGAATAAGGTTCTTGTTTTGTCAGAGACAAGTTATTATGGAGTAAACCCTTCAGACGTTTATAAGAGTTATACGGGAACAAACAAAATTGTTGTAGATGATGAAAGGCCTGTAAGGTTTGGAGAGTATACATATACAATATTTACCGATGTGGTTTGGAATCAGTTTACACTCGATCCAGCATGATATGGTATACTTATGGTTATGGATTCACTAATAGACCCAAAAACTGGTCAGCCAATTGTAAAAAATGTCAAACGCCAAGTCATTGAAAAGAACTATGATTGGGGTCTTTATGTATATAAAAAAGCAGATGGTAAATGGTTTACAGATGGCAATGGATCAGTTCTTAATATTCCTTCAGACAAAAATGACATATCGAGAATGGCAGAACTAAAAAAGACTGCAATGTATTATGGAGATCCAGGAGATGGTACCTGCGTATTTGTTCCAGGACTAACAAGAGTTTCAGAAGAAGAATATTCTGAGCAAGTTGATCGTATGAAGTCTGGACTTATTCCAAACTTAAACGACCTCGGTGCAGTTCAAGCAGCAAAAGATACAATTGCTAAATATGGAGATGAGGATTAATCATGGAAGATAATGAGTACGAAATCGGTGCAAGAATTGATGATGCAATAAAGAAAGACGATACTTTTTCAAAGTCAGATCCGTTTAACGGAAATTGGGATTCATTAAAATCTCTTGACGGATTAGAAGCAAATTTTAAAAGACGCATAAGCAGATCTTCAACAAAGATGGTTGAACCAACAACTCAATATACAACTGCAGCACTTGCTGGAAAAAGCGGTATTGATGGAGCACAGTCAAAAGAGATAAACCCAGGACTAGTATATGTAAACGGATATGGAATGTTTGATGTTATTACTCCACCATGGAACCTTTATGAATTAGCAAACTACTATGATACATCTTTTGCAAATCATGCAGCAATTGATGCAAAAGTAGAAAACATTGTTGGACTAGGTTACGAGTTTAAGGTTTCTCAAAGAACAATGATGAGACTTGAATCATCAGAAGATAATAGTGCAACACAGAAAGCAAGAAAGAGAATTGAACGAGCAAAGATTGAAATGCGTGACTGGCTTGAGTCACTTAATGATGATGACTCATTTACAGCAACAATGGAAAAGGTTTATACAGATCTTCAATCAACAGGTAATGGATACTTAGAAATTGGTAGAACCACTCGTGGTGAAATTGGTTATGTTGGTCACATACCGTCAACAACAATGAGAGTTAGAAGAATTAAGGACGGATATGTTCAGATAATTGGAAATAAGATAGTCTACTTCCGTAACTTTGGAGCAAAAAACCAAAACCCATTAACAACAGATGCTAGACCAAACGAAATAATTCACTTCAAGCAATACTCACCTCTGAATACATTTTATGGAGTGCCAGACATTATGTCGGCAATAAACTCACTACATGGAGACTCACTTGCATCACAGTATAACATTGACTACTTTGCAAATAAAGCAGTACCACGATACGTTGTAACACTAAAGGGTGCAAAACTTTCTGGAGACGCAGAAGATAAGATGTTCCGATTCTTACAGACAAATCTCAGGGGGCAGTCACACAGAACGCTATATATTCCACTTCCAGGTGATAGCGAAAATAATAAGGTAGAATTTAAAATGGATCCCATCGAAGACGGAATACAAGACGGCTCTTTTAAAGAGTATCGTAAACAAAACCGTGATGACATCCTAGTAGCACATCAAGTGCCACTGTCAAAACTTGGAGGTGGCGATTCTGGTTCTATTGCAGCAGCACTTGCACAGGATCGCACCTTTAAGGAGCAGGTTGCAAGACCAGCACAAAGACAACTTGAAAAAATGATCAACAAGATTGTTCGTGAGAAGACAGACATTCTTGATTTTTCATTTAATGAATTAACCCTTACAGACGAGATTGCCCAATCTCAAATTCTTGAAAGATATGTTAAGAATCAGATTATGACTCCTAACGAAGCACGAGTTCTTTTGGATATGCCACAAAGAGAAGGTGGCGATGAGGTGCTAGAACTTAAACCCGCAGCAGCAGCCGAGGCAAATACAACAAGGGCAAGAGATTCTGAAAGAACAAATAATAACTCTGATAGTACATCTACAGTTTCTGGAAGAGCCCCAAAGGGAGAGGGAAGAAAAACCCCTTAATGTCCCATATGTCCACATTGTGATATATGTATAAAAAGGGCTTATAATATAATGGTGAGTAATATATCCAAGGCCCATTGGAATTCAGATGGGGAAAGTCTTCGTCTATCTATGCCTTTTAGTAAGGTTGATAAAGAACGACGTATAGTTTCAGGTTTTGCATCTCTTGACAATCTTGATAAACAGATGGATATTGTAACTTCAGAAGCATCAATGTCAGCCTTTGCAAAATTTCGAGGTAACATTAGAGAGATGCATCAGCCATTAGCAGTTGGCAAGATGATTAACTTTAAAGAAGATAAGTACTTTGATCCAGAATCAAAGAAGTTTTACAAGGGCGTATTTGTATCAGCATATGTTTCAAAGGGTGCACAAGATACATGGGAAAAGGTGCTCGATGGAACACTTACTGGTTTTTCTATTGGTGGAAGAATGAACAAGTGGGATGATGGTTATGATGAGAAGTCAGAAACACAGATTAGAATTATTAAGGATTATGATTTAATTGAGTTGAGTCTTGTAGATTCCCCAGCAAATCAGTTTGCAAATATTGTATCAGTTGAAAAAGTTGATGGCGTAGATGTTATCAAAGGAGATTCAACAGTATTAGAAAATGTTTTTTATGATAAAGAAAATGGAATTGTTATTTCATCTGAAAATGAATCAGAACTTAGCCCAGTTACTGGAGAGCAGATGGAAAATATAGGGTTCGTTGAAAAAACGGATGATGAAAAAACAATAATGATAAAATTCTTAGTTGATAGTGCTAAAGGCATTAATACTTCTAAGATTAACAAGGAGGTACAACCTATGACAAAATCAAAAACACAAGTTGAAAAAACAGATGTAGTTGAAGACGTTGTGGTCGCTCCAGAGGCAGATGCCGTGGTTGAAGAAGTTACAGAAGAAGTTACAAAAGCAGAAGAGACAGAAACAGCAGATGTTGTTAAGTCAGATGAAGCAGCAGTAGCAAAAACTGAAGAAGCACCAGTTGCAGAAACAGTTGAAGAAGTAGCAGACGCAGACGCAAATGTATCTAAGTCAGACGATGTAGTTGAAGCAATTACTGAAATCAAGAATAATCTAACATCAGCCTTTAGCGATCTATTGTCAACAGTAAAATCTTTGCAAGCAGAAGTAGAACTTCTTAAGTCTTCAAAGGTAGATCTTGACACAGTAAAGAGTTCATTCGAAGCAGTTGCAAAAGATATTGCAGCAGTATCAAGTGAATTTAATGAATTTGGAAAACGAGTAGACGCTGTGGAAGCAGAAACCGCATTCCGAAAGTCTGGAGATATCGGCGATATCTTACAGTCTCAACCTGAGATGGTTGAAAAATCCCTATGGGGCGGTAGTTTCCTCAAAACAGCCGATCTATTCAAATGAACAAATCACTAGGAGGTGACAATATGTCAGAAGAAATAATCAAAAACCAGCCAGGCGCAGGTGGAGATCTAGGTGGAACAACACCAGGACTTTACCAGGGTCAAGGTGCTTTCGCATCAGGTGGAATTGGTGGAGTATCAACACCAGGTGCAAACACACTTGGAAACATTCCAACAGCAACTCTTGGATCTACAAGCGGAGCAAACGCTGTTAACCCTAGTGGTTCAGCGGCTTCTGGAATTTTGCGCCCTGAGCAAGCACGTCGTTTTATCGACTATGTTTGGGATGCAACAGTATTAGCAAAGGATGGCCGTCGTGTAACAATGAAGGCTAATTCAATGGAACTTGAGAAGGTAAACGTCGGTGAGCGTGTAATCAGAGCAGCAGCGCAAGCAGTTGGTAACTACACAAACACAGGTGCAACATTCTCTAAGGTCGAACTTACTACCAAGAAGATTCGTCTTGATTGGGAAGTAACAGCAGAATCATTGGAAGATGGTGTAGAAGGTGACGCTCTAGAAGATCACTTAGTACGCTTGATGACCAACGCATTCGCAAATGATATCGAAGATCTCGCTATCAATGGTGATGGTGCAACAGGAGCATTCTTGTCAATCATGCCAGGCTTTATCAAGAAGGTAAAGACAAACGGAGATGCACATGAGTCAGTAGTAACCGTAGCAGATAATGCTTGGACACCTGATGTAATGCAGGGCATCATCAATGCAATGCCACGTAAGTACCGTGCACTTAAGAACAATCTTAAGTTCTACGCAGGTACAGATGCATTCGGCGGAATCGTTAAGAATAACGGTACACTCGCTGATGCAGTTGCAGAAGCATTCGCAGGCCAGATGCCAGGATCAACCCAGGCAAACCGCCA